AACAACGTATCGTCGTATTCCTCGGGATCTAGACGGCCCGGGAAAATCGCTACATGTCCGAAGTAATCTAGTTGGTCAAGAATTTCCTGCGGTGTATCATTGCGCAGAGTGAGATTCCACTCCCCCGTCGCCGAGGCAACCTCTGTAACACTCATCGCTTCACCGCCTGCACTACTTCGGACCCTGCGCCAACGTATTGCAGCATCAGGTCATCACCTTGGTCTCCGGAGTTATCACCGATAACGGCCCCGATGAATCCATCCATTCGCACCGTTGCTGCGCGGCTGATTGCTCCGGCGCTGAGATTGCTCGTGAACGTGCGGAGTGATCCCAACGTGAAACGATGCCCGTCGATGTCGTCCGCCCCCGCTACGACGTAACCAGAGTCCGTTACGGCTGTTTCGTTCGTCGTGCGCGTCACCCCGAGCGTTGCTGAGGATGAGCTCTTCATAACGAATTCTACGAAACGTGATCCGCGCCGCAAGGTGAGATCAATCACCACACGGCCCGAGGGTGTGCGATTGTACAAGACTCGCACTGTAACGCGTTCGTATTCGTTGTGCAGAATCGATGCTGCGACTGCAGTTCCCAGCCCAGCACCGCCGAGGGTGAAACCAAATTGCTTGGACGTAGACCAAACGGTTCCATCATGCCAACGAATGTCAAGAAACTCTCCGAGGCAACTTACCTCGACCAAAGAGTTAGTCAATTTCCAGGGCACACCGAGCTTACAATTGATACCGGCTCGCTCTCCGATATCTGTTACACGCACTCGACCCAGGCCGTAATCTGCCAGATTACATTGGAAACGGGGATTAATTCCGGTACCCAAGCTAAGGTAAGTGCGCAACGGACCTTCGGATCCCGTACGAATAACCGTTCCGGGCGACGTGTTGCCCGCCAGATATGCCGTGTGTGGCGGAGGCGTGTGCCAACGCTGACCTGCTAACGAATGTTCATTCAGTCGATTGATCGGACCAGCAAATCTTGATTCCAAATCCACTTCGGAATCGGAGCCCCGTCGAAGAAGTTCAACTTCCCATTCGAGACGAACCACTTGTTCTGGGCCAAGATGTATTACAGAACATTTAGCTTCCTCGACCTGATAAAAACCGTTACGATGGTCCTTGACATCGAATCGAACCGGAATTAGCGATGTAGCGAGACCAAGCACATCATCGTGCATGGCCCCGAGACGAGTCGCAGGAACAAGGGGCGAAGAAAACATAATTCCCGCCAGGGACGCGGAGCGGTCAACGCCATCAAATGACTCCTCGAGAGCCCGAAGAGGACCTTCGCCGAGAGTCACCCGGCCCAGGTGTAGGCTCATCGGTAACTAGCCTCGACATTCACAAGTTCCTCCTGGATCGACTCGATAGCCGCCCGCCACTGCACGGGATTAGTCGGGTCGAGGTTGCCCGTCACATTAAGGGTGACCGAGCCAATCTGCAGAGAATTGGATGTATTCCCAATGGCTCCAGATGCGGCGGCAAGGGCTGGGACTCCCACACCGGACACAGTGCCTGTAGCGGCCATGGTGAGTGCCGGCATATCCAAGCCCATCGTGGCTGCCGTGCTGAGATCCGCTGTCATTGCCTTTGCCTGAGCGATCAGGCCATCGCTCTCGGCTTCCATTCCAACCATGATTCCGGCCGGAATTTGCTTGCCGACCTCGTCACGCATGAACTTGGAAGGCGAGGCAATCCCCAGGGCTTGCTGAACTGGGCCAGGAATCATTGAGCGAATCCAGCCCCAAACATTGTCGTACAGCCAATTGCCCATTGACACAATGCCGTTCCAAATGCCCATAACGACATCTCGACCGGCATTCATCAACAAACTGCCCAGATTGCCCACCGCGCGAACAATGTTGCCCGGCAAGTCCCGGAAAAATTGAACCACGTTATTAATTCCGTTACGGACATTATTGCCCAAATTTGTAATGCCCTCACGGAAGAAATTGATAAGCCAGGCAATAAGACCAATTACAAATTCCCGAATGCCATTCCAAATTGTAAGCCAATTATTGCGAATGGCCTCAAGTCGATTAAGAATGGCCTCACGGATAGCTTCAATCGCGTTGGTGATTGTAGAAGTAATGCGTTGCCAAAGACCAGTTAGGAAATTCCAGATACTATTCCAAATTCCCATCCACATGGCAACCAACGCTGCACCGCGTTGCTGAAACCAGCCGAAAACTGTATTCCAGCCCTCGATAACCATTGCTTTGATGGTTTCCCACACGCCGCTCAGGAATCCGACGATCTCGTCCCAATAATAAATCACTACGGCGATAATCGCCGCCAAGGCCGCAATGATCAAAACAATCGGATTAGCTGCCAGCCACGCTGCAGCAACCACTGCTGCTGAAGCGACGGAAGTGGCGGCCATGACGGCCCAGCCGGCTACCGTCGAGATCACGGCGCCGGCCATCGAAATGACATACGAGCCCACGGTGGTAATCATACCCAGAAGAGCCGGCCCGGCTGTCGCTCCCGCGGTAATAACAGCTGCGCCCATGGTGAGCATCTCAGGACCCATTGCCGCGGCACCAGCAACTACAGCACCCATCGGGCCATCCATCGCCACGAGACTCATGGTGAAGGTCTCGAACCCACGCCGCGTTGTTTCGATCTTAGCGGCTGCGGTTTCACCCATGGTGGCGTTGACCTGATCCATCGTGCCCGCCACACCCTGCATCGAGGCGCGCGCCTGGCCCAGATCCAAGGCCATGATGGAATTGCCCATGTCTTCCCATTGCGTGCCGAACAGGGCGACACCAGCCGCGTTGCGCGCGACCGGGTCTTCCATCCCCTGCAAGGCGCTAACAGTTTCATCTAAGGCAACGCGAGCGGTTTCACCACCAGCCCCGAAGCGAGTCGCCATTTGATCGGCGTTCATTCCGATGGCAGCGAAGCCCTCGGCAGTCGACTTGGATCCGTCGATCACCCGAATGCCAAGTTCCTTGAACGCGTCCGCCACGAGGTCCGCGTCTCGAGCACCACCCTGCAAGCCTTGCTGCAGCAGTGTGGTCATTTCCTGACCATTCAGTCCAAACTTTTGGAACTGAATCGAGTACTCGTTGATGGTGTCGATGAAGTCATCGGACGCATTCGCGCCACCCTGGAACCCATCGGCGATAATGTCAAACGCGGTCTGGGCGTCCGGGGCCAGCCCGGTCTTCATCAGCTGCCCGGCGGCGCGCGTTGCCTCGTTAACATCGATGTTGAACGTGGAAGCTAGGCCCAGGGCAGACTGACCCATTTTGGTAATCTCGGCCGTGCTGAAGTCCCCGAGATCACCGATGTTGTTCTGCAGCGACATGATCGCCTGATTCGTTTCCTCCATCGAGGATCCGAAATTGTTGGCGTATAGATCGCCAGCGATCTTGCCGTACTTGGCTGCGTATTCAGGCGTAAGACCCATTTGCGCCTGCAGATTCGCCGTAGCGTCCTGCTGAGCAATGGCGTTACCCAATGCACTGGACAGCACGGTTCCCGCAGCCGCGCCGGCGACCACCGCCCGAGCCTTGAGACCATCGAATGCAGATTCGGCCGGCTGGGTGTTGGCGTCAACATCGATCTCGACGTCCTGAATACGCCGGATCTCGCCTTCCAGCGTATCGATGTTGGCTCGGGCCCGCTGAATTTGTGCATCAATTTCAACTGAAGGCGCGAGCGCTTCAAGGCGAGCCAGTTCCTGACGAGCGATATCCAGAGTAGACCGAAGTCGACCGATATCCCCGCCCACACGCAACAGCAATTCCTGGCCCGTAGCTGTACGGATGAGCTGCTCGATATCCGCCCGGGCCTGTGTGGGTCCTTGGCTGTTATAGCCAATTCGGATTTCACCCTCGACCGACCCGAGGTTGTAATTGGGCATTTCACCTACTCTCGGGTGGGAACGGGCTTTCTGAATCCACCATCATTGCCCATCCACTTAGCCATTACCCGGGCCTTAGCAGCCTCTGCCATCTTGGGCTTTTTATGAGCTTGACCGGCCTTGTTAAGTTCACCGTCAAGTGTGGCCCCAAACAACCACACTGCACGATCGAAATGGAACGCCACCACTGGGTGATCGATTCCATATACTTGACTAGGTGGGCAGTGATACGCCTTCGCCAATTTCCAGGCTTCCCAAACTTGCCTGGAATCGCTCACGAAACTGGGCCAGATCGGCCGACCCCCCGACAGCGTACTGGAAGATAAACATCTTATCGATCGTTTCGATAGCGTCTGTGTAAACTACTTCCGGATTTCGCTCATCATCCCGAATTGGCCGATTGGCTAGAACACCGTTGTCGTCATGTTCCTTGACAAACGGTTCCTGAACAGTTGGCTGCACTACCATATGTGCAGTAACACGATCAACTACCTGCATCAGCGACAAAATGTTCTTTGGGTCCGACATCAACGATGCTCCGTCAAGCGTCGGCTTCCCCTTCACCCGTCTAATATGCTTCTTGTCAATCAAAGCAGACAGGGAATCGGTGGAATCCAGAACACCGATGGCAATCAGTTGTTGCACGCCGGGCATACGTACCTGAGCGAGTTGCCCCGAGGGCATCTGCAAGTCCTGATACGGCGCGCGGCCCCAGGAAGTGGCACTGTACTTGTTATCAGAGGATGGCATCGGGCGCTCCTATATCCTCGTAGATCAGACGTCGACGGGCAGCGCGGCGATCGCCGTGATGCTGGCGTGATGGACGAAGTCGTATGCCGTGCCGTATTCGCCCACCGGGTCAGTTCGCCACGAGCCGAAGCCCTTGCCAGATCCTGCCGTCAGATAAAACGACTGGTCGGCGAATTCGCCTTCTAGATTGTCCGTCACCTTGGCGCGGTAAATAATGCAATGCATGTCACCGCCCGAGTCCGAAATGGACTGACCGACAATGGCAAACCAAGGCTTGATATCCTGCGTCTTCTTGCGGTATCGCTT